ACATTCAGGATGAACTGTACCCCACCGCCACCACCTGTAATCTCCTTATTGCTTATCACGCTGCCATTGTCGCCGGGGATCATGTATTGCTTTCCGGTGCTGGCGCGGTAGATTTCAGGCATACCGCCCTCACCCACCTGATACATGCTCCCGGCAGATACCGGACCGCCGTTCTTGCGCTTCCCTGATAGAGTTTTTGAAAGAGCAAAAGCCCCTACTAATGCCGCACCACCGATTATTGCAGCGGCACCAAACGAGCCTACAGAAGCAACAAGCGCAGCAGGTAGCCAGGCTGCCATAGTCGTTCCTGCTGACGCTGTACTGGCTGCGGTGGTTGTCGCCAGAGAGCCAACTTGCGCTGCTGTGGTTGTGGCGATAGCGGCGTTCTGGGCTGTAGCCCCCATGATAGCTGACTTAGCCTGTTGAACCCCCATCTGCACGAAAGTGTTAATTACCTCGTTCAGCACGGTATTTCCGATAGAGCGAAGCGCTTCCGACGCCTCCATGCTGCCGGTTATAACTCCGGTAAGTGCATTGCTGGCACTATTCGCAAAACCATCGAACGCGGCGGCGGCGGCATCGGTTGCAACACTCTGATTTCTGTATATCTCCCATTGGGCAGCAATGCGTTGCTGTTCAAATTGAACGTTAGCCGCATTCATCAATTCAATTCCACGCTGAGTAATAATCCCTTTCTCAGTTTCGAATTGTCTAATCATTGCCAGCTGCATGGCGTGCTGATTGGCAAGTTGTTGAATGGGGTCTATTTCACCTTTAGCCGCCTTATCTGGGGAAACGACTGAATTAGCGCGTATTTTGGCAAGATTGTTCTGATGATCCTTTGCCATTTTCTCAGAGGCTGAATTGTACTCATCTTGTGTAATCACCTCTGCCTGGAGCGCGGCTTTTAGATTTTTTAATGACTCATCATATGATTTTTTTTCGGCTTGCTCGGGAAGGGCCTTTAATGCCTCGCCAACCCCTTTAGCCGCATCGGCGGCATCTAGCGCTGCTGCCTTATACGCTCTTGCCTGCTTTTTTTGCTCCTCTGTTGCGTGAGACCCAAGCGATTGTTCTGCGCGTAGAAGTTGCCCCTCTCGCGTTAGTTCCTTAGTCGAATCTGCGGCAAGCTGCGATTCCTCTTTCAGCTTTTGCAATTTTTTAGCAATCGACTCGGCGGCGGAGGCGCTAGCTTTTGACTCTTTGTTATCTTCCTTTTTGGCGCTTGTTACTCGCTCAGTTTCTGCATACATGTCCTGTAGTGTCCCAACGAGCTTGTCACCCTTTGCGATCCCGGCATCTTCGGCATCATACTTAGCCTGTAATTTGGCTCTGGCTGCCCCCTCAAGTTTTGCCAGTGCAAGCCGACGCTCGGCATTCTTGATAAGTTGCGCAGCTTCTTTTGTGGGTTTGGGCTCGGCGGTCACGTCATCTTTTGACTTGTTATTTAAAACATCCAGAGTTTGAATCGTTAATGCCATTGCAGCGACTGCGGCTTTATTTGCGTTAGGTATCCTCGTGTTTAAATTTTCGTACAGCGTATCAAAAGCGGCCTCAGACTCACGCACCTTTTGATTTAACTCGCCTTGTATATCAGCAAGTATTTTTTGCGTTCCAGACAATTTCTGAGACGCAGACTCAGCCTTAGCGGCCAGATCAGAAACATCATGCAGCGAATCAGTCAGTCTATCTTGAGCTTCCGCAATTATGTATGCCGGAGCGCCAGAATCTGTAAGGCCATTCAACTGATTTTCCAGCTCGCTGGCCTTTTTCCTCGCCTCATCAAGGCTTCGATACATTTCAGTTAGAGCGTCTTTCTGATTTTTAACAGAGTCGACTGTCTTATCCAGAGTGGATTTCAACTGAATCTGGCTCATTTCCTTCATTCTGGAAATAACATCGTCCAGACTATCGGCAAAACTTATGCTCTCTTCTTTTGCTTGCTGGAATTGCTGATATAAGTAATAAAGACCCGCCCCTACAATCATGACAATTCCAGCTGGACCACCAAGCATGGATAGAGATAACTTCAGTAAATTCATGCCTGCTGAAGCTGCTGTTGCAGCCGCTCCCGCAGCAGTGGTGGCTGCCGCTTGAGCAAGTTGTGCCTCCGCCGCAATAGCGGAGGTTGCTATCACACGCGAATTTGCCGCTACAAGGGCGTCCAGGGCGAGAGCCTCTGCCGCGCTTCCTCTGGCAACGTTATATTCAGCCTGCGCCAGGGCCAGCGCTGATAAAGCGGCTTCTTTATCGGCTGCTGATTTTCGAACAGCCGCGTTAGCCGCATAAAGAGTGGCTTGCGCCGCGCGGCTTTCCGCTGCTGCCAACTGCTGGGAACTTATTGCTGATTTGATTTTTGAACCCGCGGCTGCCGTTAATGCCCCGGCAAATCGACCACCCATAATTACCGCCAGCCCAGCAAATACAGCAGAAAGAGCGTCTAAGTTTTCGCTTAGAGTTACGACAGCAGTACTTGCTCCACCATAGATAGATTTTATGGTCGATGATTCGCCTACGAATTTTGTAATGTTATTTGATGCCACTTCAAATGACTGGCCAAGCGTAAGTGTGGTGTTTGCGAATTCTTTCGCAATCTTATCGCCCTGCTGAAGCAAGCCTCTAACAACAATATCAGTTGTTAATTTCCCGTCTGCTGCCATCTCCCTCAGCTCACCAATCGTAACCCCAAGGGATTCCGAAAGCGCCACAGCCAGGCGACTACCGTTTTCCGTAATTGAGTTAAATTCCTCGCCACGCAATACACCGGATGCCAATGCCTGGGACAACTGAACCATTGTTGAGCTGGCTTCTGATGCAGTTGCGCCAGACACTGACAGGCCTTTGTTTATGGTTTCAGTAAGCTTAATCAGATCGCCAGTGCTAGTTCCTACGCTTCGTGTAGCCCTTTCAAGACGTGCATATAAAGTCCCTGTGGCTTCAAGACTGCTGCGGGTGCGCTGCGAAATATCAAACACGCGCTGGGTTACATCTGCGAGTTGTTCGTTTGGGCGAAGTGCGTTTGCAAGTTTGTTGTTAAGCACCACCCATGCCTCTGCGTATTGGGTAACCTGCTGGACGGACAATGCTGATAAAAGCCCTCTGGCTACGCCGCTGAGGTTGGACATGGAGCGATCCATGTTGGCAATCGAACGTTCAGTGCGATTAACGCTGGCCTCCAGGCGGCCCATTCCACCGTTCATTCCATTAAGTGCGGCATCAACTTCACGTCGCCCCTGGATCAGGCGGGCGGTATCAATATCTACTTCATAAGTGATGCTTCCAGCGCTAACTGAGCCAGCCATTATTTATCTCCGGGCATAAAAAAACCCCGCTGAAGCGAGGTTTGATTTGGATTTATTGTCGTTAATCGACCTTCATAACACGACCGTATTGATAATTCATTGTCGAGTCGTATATGACGCCATTTGAAAACATAAATACGTAGAGCTGATTGCCCGTATATCCGCCGTAGCTGTTCTTGGCGTTTACCTGAACTGGCACAACATGACCATAGAGAACGCCGCCATTTGTTGAGGACATGGCCCCGTCTTGGGACAGGCCTTTATAAGGCGTTTCAAACGTAAACTGCGCTGTATATGGGTCTTTAAGTATTTTATTAAAGTGATTTTTTATTTGCTCTTGATAGTCACCTGGAAGCGTCCCGTAGTTAGCAGATGAAATAGCCACCGCAGAAGGAGGCTTAGGCGCACAGCCCGCTATAGTGGACAGGGCCGCAGCCAAAATTGCGATGGAAATTATTTGCTTCATATCCCTATTCCCATTGGTAAAAGTGTGAAACATGCTATCAGGAATAGCACAGGCGCAACGGTAATGGCTGAAATTTTGATCTCAATCGTCAGGGGACGAAAAACTCCGCTTTGGATGCTTCGGCCTATTTCTGCGCCCGCCGCGCCGCCTGCTTCGCCAGGAAGTCGTCAGCAACACTTTCGTACTCCTCGCGGGTGAAGCCTTTCTGGTCCGGATACTTAGATGCCAGAAGCTGAGTAAACTCAGTCATAGTGAGCCTCTCCGCCTCTTCCCGGCTCATGCTGAAGTGGTTGCGCGCGGCGCTGATGTACTCGAAGGCGTTGAACTCCGATGTCGATTCGTTACTCTCATGCCGCTGAAGTCGACGCACTTTAGCCTTGCCGATGATGCCATGCGTGATCAGCGATTGAGCGATAGCCAGCATGTCGAATTCATCCATCGCGCCGCGCCGCATTTTGAACGCCTTACCAGATACTTTGGCTGGTCTAATCTCCCCGGTTAAGGCCGTCACGTCCCGGTCGCAGCACGCCGCCAGCACCGTCATGGCTGCCATCAACGCCTTGCGCCCGTAGCTTGTCGATTTGATGTGCTGGATAAGCCATCCTGGAATAAGCCCGTACGCCTCCAGCGCCGACTGCAAGACACCAGACACTTCATCGTGGTGCAAGTCATAGAACGCCTGAACAATCTCCCCTGGTTCCCCGATACGGGTTATGTTGATAAACGACGGGCGGAAGAAGTATTCATCATCTCCGGCGATGATAAGGCATTCACCAATCTCTTTCAGTGGGGTCATGGGTAATTCCGTTTAGCGGTTATTATCAAGGGCAGCCTCAGCCACCCTTTGTAATATCCGTTAGGTGATCGTAACGGTGTGTGTAGCCACTTTATTACCGTCTTCAGTGGCGACGATGATTTGCACCGTTCCGGTAGCAACGCGATTAACCGTGACGGTATTACCTGAGACGGTAGCCGTCGCTTTTGTCGGATCGGTTGAAGCAACGCTAAAGTCTTTGTTGGTTGCGCCAGTCGGGGCAATGTTCACCGTAAAGGTGCTGGTGCCGCCTGCCGCGCCGGTGCTGGTAGCGGGAGTAACTGTAACCCCAGTCACTGCTACTGCCGTCACTTCGTTGACTTCGATGGTGCTGGCGTCACCAACTTTGAACTCAGTGGAGAACGTGACGATATCGTTAGTGCCACCATCAGAGCTCAGCGCCGTGATGTTCATGTAGCCGATAAATTCAACCGGACCGTAGTTCATGCGCACCCAGATGCCGGGTTGACGCTTTGCCTTTAGCTCATCAGCGAAGTACTTGATGAACTTGCCGATACCATACTGATCCAGCTTGTCGCGCTTGCGAACCTCACCCTCAAAAGAGATGGTAAAATCTGCATTGGTGATGATACTTTCCACGTAGCCGCCGCCATCATCGGCATCGCTAGTCACTGTATTAGGTGAGAAATCCCACCCCTTTGATGTGCCAGCTGCCAACGACATCCAATCTGTTTCGAGTGGCTTGGCATCCGGACATCCGTCGGCAACTTCGAGCACAACCGCGCCGCCAAACAAACGCTCATTGCTGTTCTGGCAATTAGCCATAGCAAAACTCCTTAGATAAAAAGAAACCCGCCGGAGCGGGTCATTTGGTGGGTATGGCTAGTCGCCAAAATTGCAGGAAAACTGAAGCCGGAAGATGAGCCTTCCCTCTTCAGAGAGCATCGGCGGCGGAACTCCTCCCATGTTCTGGATGTAGCCGACGCAGTCATCATCCATGGGCCGGGCCTGGACGTAGTCAACAATGCGCTGGACGGCATTCAGCGCGCCTTTGCGCTTGTCCTTAGCACCGATTACATCAACCTGGACATAATACTCAGCGCCCAGGTCATTTCGGATCGGCGTTCCTCCACCAGGACGAAAAACCATTACTGCTTTCGTTAAGTCCTCAGGGTCTTCGTACATCAGCAACTGGATATCGAATCCGGTGGTTAGCCCTGCATCCACAAAGAGGTTTCGCACCCGTTCGAACATCATTGGTGTCATAGCGAAAGCTCCCGGGCTACTGCGGCGTCAATTTCGGTTTGCTTTTCTTCAAAGCCCTTAGTGAGGAACTCTTTCTTCGCCCTCGCGAGCCTGAAGGTTTGCGGTATGGAAGGATCATGAACATAGGCGGCGTAATTGGCTGAGTACCCAACCCTGCCAGTCAGTCGGGTGCCATTTACAACTAACTCACGGAACTGACTGTTAATCAGAAATGAAGTGTCGACTGGTGTATAGGCTGCCGCTTGCAATGCCCCGATATTAAGCGCGGAGTAAATTGCCCTGGCGACTTTGCGATGCTGAATGTTGTCTATGACACGGTTAATGTTTCGCGATACCTGACGCACACCCCTAACCTTTACTCCCACGCTACACCCCCGTCAGTAATGCCCAGTCATCCGCCAGGCGCTCAAACGTATCTGCATAGCGGATAACCTGTCGCACCTCATCAGCGCCAGCAGCAACCGGATCGGCGTCGGTAGACTCACCAATCAGCAGGTAATCACCGGCGTCGGCCAGCGCGTACTCAGTCCAGACAGTGTTCTTCACGACGATTTCAGCGCCCATGCTACTGATGCGCTTTGACAGCCCGCCCTCATAATCGACCATGATGACTACCGGCGCGTCATAGCCGTTTATGGGGTCGCCGTTCTCGTCCCTGCCGCCAGCACCTTTGCGCCAGATGGTTGCTTTGGCGGTGTATGACCAGTTGGCAACGCTGCTCATAAGGTAAAGGTCTCCATTTTCGCAATGATTGAATCATTCAATCCGACCAGTCCTCGCAAATATCCTGAATGGCTACCCATCATTTCAGCGTTATCTCTTTTCAAAAACATATCTTTGCAAATGCTGTATGACTCTCCGACAAAGGAATAAAACTTCACTCCCGTTGAATTAACCCAGACAAACAAGTAGGTTGAGCCATTGCATTCAAAGGCATGGACTTCATATTTATCAGCCATCTTTCCACCTCAGCACCTTCGCGCCAGTCGCCCGGATGCGCGGGCTGTTAATGAACCACTCTCCGTCCGATTTGACGTATCCTGTGGTTTCCCGGCCGGTATCGGTCAGCACCCAGACGCGGGTGAACGAACGCGGCAGCCGGACGCTTACGGATGTCCAGGTCATCAGCAGCCCCCGACCACCATAAACATCCCCACGCTATTACCGGCGCTGATCGGCAGCTCCCCGGTGCAGCCGCTGGTATCGAGTCGGCCCAGTGAGTCGCGCAGCCAGGTAATGCTGTCATCGCCATATTCAAAAGAGCGCGACGCTCCGGAAGGCGCTCCCTGCGACTTGATACGCCGCGCGCCGGACGACGTCGCCATTAGTGCTGCTGCGTACATCAGAATCAGCTTCGCGGTGCATTCGTCGTACCCGGCCCCATTGAGGCACGGGATGATTTTATTCACCACGCAGAGGATCGGCTCCAGCAACGCGCCCGGAATGGAGTAACCCAATTCACCGAGGAACGCCTGCACGTCTGCCGCCGTGATTGGGTCAGCCATGGTTATTTCGCCTTCTTCGATTTGGCTGTGGTGTCTGCAGGCTCTGCAGCATCATTGCCAGGAGTGGCCACTTCCAGCGCTTGATCGTCATCACTAATGATTTCAACCAGACCGGCGGACGCCCAACGCTTGGCGACATCACCGCTTACCGAAACATGCGCGCCAACCTCCAGCTTCTGGAGATTGGCACCGGAAAGCAGGTTGTCTCGAACAACTTTTACCAGTGCCATAAAAACCCCTTAGCTGTGTGCGTAGATGACGGATTTACGATTGTTAATGTCGGTCTTAACCATCAGGCCCATGGCGCCCCAGGTGCGCCATACGTAGTCGCTGTTGTAGAACTGGCGAGGGTCAGCAACGGTACCGACTGCCTGACCAACAATCGGAGCGATAACACCGGCCGTCAGCGGAACAATCAGGATCTGGTTGCCGGACAGTTGCGCATCTTCTTTGATGGCAACGATGCCGGAGAGCTTCAGCAGTTCCTGCAGGATGGTGTCAGACTGATAGTTGTCGCTGAAGTAACGCTCCAGGTTGGAGGTAATTTCGCCAGAAACATACCAGGTCTGCTGCGCATACTGAAGGTTGGTGAGCTTCATCACGTCACGCAGTGCAATGGCTGCGTTGCGGATTTGCTCAGCCGTAGCGCTGCCGCTGGTGAAGTCGATATTAAGGCCGGAAGCGCTGAGGTCAACAACCTGTACGCGCTCATCCGCTTTCACGCCTTTCCAGGTCTTGCCATCAAAAGCGATATAATTGCCAGCGGAGTCACGGAAACCGTTGAATACGTAATCCACGTACTGGCGACGTACATCATCAACAGAGCCGCGCTGAGCATCAGCCAGAGAAGCCAGAGCGGAACCTTTGTTGAAAATCGGGTCACGCCACTGGAATTTGAAGCCAGAATCGTGGATCGGAACCATCGTGCCGTCGAAGGTATACGCGCGTGCATCCAGCGCCGCACCAATCTGGCCGGACATGGAGGTGTGAGCCCAGCCACGGCCGCCGGTGCGGGCGTATTCATACACTGACTCTTCAAGGCGAACCGAACGGGAAAGCGGGATCAGGTCGTTAAGCAGGGTGAATTCAGTGGCGGGCTCAAACTCAGCCAGCACAGTCTGGTCGTAAGCGCGATACAGCCGGCGGATATCGTCAACAGCGTTCGTTGCGTCCAGCGCCGGTGTGTTCGCCGCATCACCGCGCCAGCGGGTGCGGGATACGAAATCAGCTACTGCCTGAGCACTCATGTTGCGCGCCAGTTGCAGCTCATTAAACTGCGCCTGGTTGGCTTCAAGGTTGCCCGTCTCAGTCGCGCGTCGGGTGGAAAATACAAACATTCAGTCTCTCCTTACTTGAACACGACGCGAACCAGATCGCCTGCTGCGGCGGTCAGGGACTTGTCTTCTTCGACATAGGCAAAG